TCAGGTGAGAATGTTTATCCAAGCAAAATTCAAATAAAATTTGGAAAATATTTAGTTGCAGAACAAGGTAAACTATCAAAAGATTATAATGAAAAAGATTTAAAAGAATATATGAAATGGGATTCAATTAATATTGAGATAAATCTAAACGTAGGAAGTTCATTTTACACCGTTTACACATGTGATTTTACGCATGATTATATTGATATAAATATTGATGTGAAATTTGGAGCAGAAAATTTATCATCACAATCTGAAGTTTTAAATCCTGAAAGTATTGATAATATGAAATTAAAAATTAAGAAAACTGAATATCAAGATATCGCTGATTGTATCAGAAGTGCCCAAGTACCTGCCTCGGCAGTATTTGAGTACTTTTCTGACAAACCTTTTTATAAATGGTACAAGAAGAGATATTTAAATGCCTAGATATACGTTTGAAAATACGAAGACAGGTAAAACTTGGGTAGACTTTATGATGATTGCAGAAATGGAAGAACTGTTAGAGAAGAACCCACACGTTAGACAAGTCTTATTTCCCCTAAATATAGTATCTGGTGTTCAAGGGATAACTCATAAGACCGACCAAGGATTCAAAGATGTTTATAGCAAGATTGCAGAAGCACACCCAAATAGTAATTTTGCAAAAGCACATAGACGTAGAGGCATAAAAGAAATTAAAACAGAACAAATAAGAGCTAAACATAGACTAATAAACAAAAAAGAACACGGAGTACCAGATTAATGGCAGATAAAGATATACCTGATTTTATGCGTGGATTTGATTTAGATAACGATTGGGGTTTTACTCCAGTATCATCTAAACCATCAGACACACCAAGCATTGATCCTAAAGTAGTAGAAGGTACAAACATAGAACTATCTAAAGTTAAGTCAGATGTTTCTACTATTAAAAGTATGATGAACGAAATTATGCAAATAGTGAACGATAAAGAAACGATAACAAAAGAGATTGATGATGAATCTATTAAAGCAAGGTTTAAAGATATTGAAAAGATTGTGTTACCGTTCTTATACAATTTACAAAAAAGTGATGAACCTTATATACATTGGCCGAATAGAGGTCCAATTATAAAAGGTCAAATAGAGAAACTATTAAAGTTAACAAGAGGATAATAAATGAGATTAACCGAAAACTTTTCATTGTCGGAGATGGTTAAAAGCCAAACCGCTGAAAGACACGGCATTAGTAATAATCCTAGTGAAGACCACCAAGATAATTTAAAGGAATTGTGTGAGAACATACTACAACCGATTAGAACACATTATGGTAAAGTAGTATCAGTATCAAGTGGGTACCGTTCACCAGAGTTATGTGTTAAGATAGGTTCAAGTTTAAAATCACAGCACGCCAAAGGGCAAGCCGCTGATTTTGAAATATTTGGGTTACCAAATGCTGAACTAGCAAAATACATTATTGATAATTTAGATTTTGACCAATTGATATTGGAATACCACAATGTGGATGAACCGAATAGCGGTTGGATCCATTGCTCATATAAGAATTCAGAAGATAATAGAAAGCAGATATTAAGAGCTTATAGAAATTCTGATGGAAAGACGATATATGAGCCATATGACCCTAGTTGAGAGGTTAAAATTATTGATGATGATAGAATCAATGAACGTAATAAAATCATTGATATGTACGCTCAAAAGGGTACGTAATAAGCATTGACAAATTGGCAATATAATGTTATTATATGATTATGAGTATAAAAAAACAGATTGAAGTATTAAAAGATACAATCAAGTGGTTCAGAACTCAAATTGAACCACACGATTGTGGATGGATGTACACAACAATAGATGGTATCAAACACCGAATTAGTGTATTAAGAAAGAAATTGAGGAACAAATAATGGCAGATAAATTTACTTGGATTAATATTGATAAGACAAAACTTCCAAAAACAAAAGGTAGACGTATAAACGGTTTCCGTTTCTATGATGTAGATGGCAAGAACTATCCATCTATCACTACAGTTTTAGGTGTTCAGAAAAAAGCAGGATTAGAGAAGTGGAGAAAAGCAGTTGGTGAAGAAGCAGCCAATTGGGAAATGGGTAGAGCGGCACGTAGAGGCAAAGCAACTCATACACTTGTTGAACAGTATATCAAAGGTGAAACACCTAGTATTAGGGATGTACTACCTTTAGGTATGTTTAGATTGATGTTGCCTTATTTAGCACAAATTAATAACATACATTTACTAGAAGAGATTATGTACAGTCATAAATTGACCATTGCAGGTCAAGTTGATTGTGTTGCTGAGTACAATGGCAAGTTATCAGTAATAGATTTCAAGACAGCGAACAAGGAACGTAAAGAAGATTGGATAGAAAACTATTTTGTCCAAACAACTGCCTATGCAATTATGTATGAAGAGCTATTTGGCAAACGCATAGACCAATTAGTTATCTTAATGGCAGGTGAAGACGGCACAATGCGTTCTTTTGTCAAAGATAAAAAAATATTTGAGCCAAAACTACAAGAATCTATACAGTATTTTTATAAATACTATGAAGAACTAAACAAAGATAAAATCAAGCAAAATCATTAACAAAGTGGCTAGAGATTATCCACGAGAGGTCACTTATGTTAAAAAGGTTAAAATCAATAATATTTGGAGCAGTACTCATAACTATGAGCACACTTGCTATGGCGGAGCAGGAAACATCACCATTGCCTGAATTTCCAAGTGAACAAGGACAATTATATTGGTTACAAATGCCTGTTATATGTGGAACAAGTGAAAGTGTACTTGCATATATAGAAAAGAACGAAATGACTTTGGTTAATGTTTCTGTTGGTAGAGATAGAGCTAGACCAGATGGTGAACCAGTTTTTATAGTAAGTTATTATGTTGACCCTACATATACAATATCACTTGTAGTTATGTCAACAATGAATGGACTAGAGTCTTGTATGTTATACAAGTCATTTGATTTAAAGTTTAAAGGCAAAGGAATAAGTTTATAATGAATTTGACGTTGAAGGTTAGATAATAGTTGGAGAAGACGTGAGTGCAATTCTCACCATCTCCACCATAAACACATTGATTTCAAGTGTGCTTATGGGGGATGATACAGGATCGATTCACAATCAAAACTAACTGGAGTTAGATAGTAGGTTGCTACTTTAAAGGACAAACATATAAAAGCTAACGAAAGTTATGCTCTTGCTGCCTAGTTAATAGGCAACGGTCTTTGCCTGACAGGCGGCAACAGAAGTCAGGCGCTTTACATTTACTAATAAATATGTTATAGTATTAAAATGAACTCAAAAGAATTTTCTTTAATCATAGAGGACATAGTAAAACGGCATAAAGATATGTCATATGTGGATGCTATTGTTAAATATTGTGAAGAAAATACTATTGAAGTTGAAACTACAGCACGTCTAATTACAAAACAACTCAAAGAAAAAATACAACATCAATCAGCACAACTAAACCTGTTAAAGGGTGGTAAACCTGGAGTATTACCATAATGATAAAAGAATATTTAAAAGTAATTGGATTAGGATTAGTTTGGTTCTTTATGAACTGGAAATCTTTAGTGTTCTATGCATTGTGGGCAACAGTTACATTAGTTGCTTTGTTTGAAGGTGGGGTGTTAAGTGCATTATTTGTTTTTATGGCATTATGGGGAGTATATAAAATAGGGAAGTTATTTTAATGTCAGTATGTCAATGTGGAAGGTCACCAACACAACTTTGTATAGGTTGGCATAGTTTAACAGAAGAAGAATATAAAAAAAAGAAAAAGAAATATGATGAATTGAAAGAAGAGGAAAAGAAAGAGAATCCTTTTCACGCAAGAGCAATAGATGGATTTGGAGAATAATGGATATAGAACTTATAGATAAATTAGGTAGTGACCTATCAGTAGTCAATGCTGCTAGAGTATCCTTTGCAAAAAGAAAAGATAAACTTGATGAAAAAGATGACAAGTTAATTAAGTATTTGGCATTGCACGGACATTGGTCACCATTTGCACACGCCTTTCTATCATTTAGAATTAAAGCACCTATCTTTGTTGCAAGACAATTAGTTAAACATCAAGTAGGTTTAAGTTGGAACGAAGTGAGTAGACGATATGTTTCAGATAAACCAGAGTTTTATATACCTTTTATGTGGAGAAAGAAACCAGAGAAGAGTATTAAACAAGGTTCAAGTGATGAAGAAGTAGAATATGATATTACACATTTAATAAATGTGGCTACAGAAACATACAATGATATGTTAGAGGAAGGTATTGCACCAGAAATGGCACGTATGGTACTACCTCAATGTATGATGACCGAGTGGATATGGTCAGGTAGTGTATTTGCATTTAGTAGAGTATGTAATTTAAGGAGTAAGAGTAATGCTCAAGCAGAAACGAGAATGGTCACTCACCAGTTATCAAGACATATGAAAGACCATTTCCCAATTTGTTATAAGTATTTGATAGATTAGTATGGCATATGGAGGATTTGACGTATATAAGATATATCTAGGAGTTAAGTTGCATTTTACAACAGACACCTATGACTATCATAAATATAGTGGAAAGGTAAATGCTACATTGGATTCATTTACCAAAAGAAAAGATAGATACTTCTTCTATAAGTTATCTACAAGATATAGTCCAAGTGAAGTGCTTGATTTCTTTGTAAGTAATTTTATTGACGATAGTAAGAAATGGATAGGGAATTTATTAAATGACAATGGACACAAAACCTACCTTCAGTACAGAAAATATTTTGAGTCTTTTGACTACAGTTTACGAAGCAGTATTAATAGTATTGTTTATGACTTTAGTAGGAGGGGCATTTCTTTTGATGATGGCTTTAGCGTGGTTAATGGGCAACATCCACGAATGCTACGATTACTTATTCAACGGAAAGTTTCATACCCAACCGCCATCATACTTGATTCAGTCCTTGGTTTTATTAAAGACTGGGATAAACAAGTTACGGAAAAAGTTGTGTGGACTGATATGTCCAGAAAATTGCGGAAAATGAAACCATTTATATCATTTAACAAGACTAAAGCTAAATTAGTAATGAAAGAGATTATAACTAGTGAACTCAAATCTTAATAAGAAAATAAATGGTACGTGGACTGTACAAGAGATACTAGAGGCAATGGAGATTATATGCAACCAATAGTCATAGATAATTTTTTAGATAAAAAAGATTTTGATGAATTACATATAAAGATAATGGGTAGATATTTTCCTTGGTTTCATTTTGATGAAATAATACTAGAAGAAGAACATAAAAAAGATATGACATTTTATGTAACGCATATGATGTATGACAATGACAGACCACTATTTACTACATCTTTTGAATTAATGGATCCAGTCTTGAATAAATTAATGAAATTAGAAGATCCAAATATTCGTATGATTTCTTTAGTAAGAGTAAAAGTAAATTCATATCCTAATCAAGGTACATTTAGGGAACACACTATGCATACAGATTGGCCGTTGCTAGGGAGTAAGGATAATTTAAACCGTAGGGCGTGTGTATTTTGTATAAACACTTGCAATGGATATACAAAGTTTGAAGATGGTACTAAAGTTGATAGTGTTGCAAATAGAGCAATATTATTTGATTCAACCATTCCACATTGCAGTACAAATACAACAAACGATACAAGAAGAGTTAATATAAACTTTAACTATTTTTAAATGAAAACAATAGTAATAGATAATTTTTTAGATAAAGAAGATTTTGATGTATTAGAAGAAAAGATAATGGGTAAATACTTTCCTTGGTTTTATTATGACACAATAGTAAGAACATCTGATAGAGGAAAAATTGGTTATCAATACTTTAATATGCATATGTTATATGACAATGACAGACCAACATTTACTACATCTTGGGAAATAATGGATCCAGTTTTACGTAAATTACAAGAATTTAAAGATCCAAATATTAAGATGGAAACTTTATTAAGAGTAAAAGTAAATTCATTTCCTAATCAAGGTAAGCTTATTGAACACGGTATGCACCGAGATTATGCTTTTCCTAGTGTGGGGTGTGTGTTTGCTTTGAACACTTGCAATGGATATACAAGGATAGGAGATAAGAAAATTGATAGTGTTGCAAATAGAGCAATACTATTTGATCCAAGTACTGACCATACTAGTACAAGCACAACAAACGATACAAGAAGAGTTAATATAAACTTTAATTACTTAAATGTGCAAGGTAATATATTTAAATGATTGATTATATTTTAAATGGTGGAATATCAATTCATTATAATTTCTTCACAAAAGAAAAGTATAATAATATTAAATCAGATTTAGATAGGTTGAACTATGAAGCACAACATCAACCAGGAAGTGGGTATTATGGTAATAGATTGCAGGCGTATCCTTGTTATGAAAATCAATATGATAAAGAGAACGATTATATCACAAATAAAATAGAAGGTATACTACAAACTAAAATTATTGATTTCAGGACAGTTGCTAGAAAGATTATATTGAGTGAAATAAAACAATCTCCACAAAACTTTGGTAAATATGGTCTTGTACATAGGGACTATCCAGCAGGTGAAAAAGAAGAACCTATAATAGCAGGTATGATGTACTTTGACCAGGCATATGATGGTGGTACGGCATTTTTTAATAATCAAATGGAGAGAGTGCCAGACATTTATATAAGTGCTGTTCCAAATAGACTAGTTTTATATCACGGTGGTAGATACCACTCTCCTTGTTTAGATTATACCTTTAAAGAAAGATTAACATTATCTTTCTTTTTTAAAATAGAAAATAATAAATCATACTGTGGATTGTACGAAAAATGATAATATCAGAAGACGTTGAAGAGTTAGCAAAAGAAATTAAAGAAGAAAAAAGGTCTAGTAGAGTATTCTGTATCGGTAACGGTGAGAGTAGAATAGGTATAGATTTATTAAAGTATAAAGAATTTGGTAAGATATATGGTTGCAATGCCATTTATAGAGATTATCCTAATTTATGTGATGTGTTAACTGGTGTAGACCACGGAATGATACACGAAATATATCACGCAGGTATGGCACAAAAGATACCTTGTTATTTTAGAAATTGGACTAAAGTGCCTGCTCATACATATGACGCAATAATACAAGATGGTTTACCTAAAGAAGAATTAGATAGAGCAATAGAACAAGGTGCTGTTATAACCAATGGACGTGGTGATAGTAAAGAATATGTTTTACACGGTTCTAATTTAAAAGGTGTAGTAAGTGTATTGACAGATGGTGCAGTACTTAAAAGGAAAGTTGACCAAGCTCAAATTAAAGTTAGTTGGATAAAAGAACCAGATTATTCACACTCATTAGATGATGTATGCGAACCTAGAGACCACGGTTGGGCGTGTGGGGCAAGTGCTGGTTTGGTTGCAGTTAAGAAAGAGAATCCTTGTGAAGTGTACCTAATAGGACACGATTTACATAGTCATAATGAAAAGATTAATAATATCTACAAGAGTAGTAAGCATTATACAGCAAAAGATAACAGTCCAACACCAGGGTTGA